ACCTTGAAGTCGTACGCTGGAAGAGCGATGAAGACGCTCTTACCAGCTAAGTCGTAGCTTTGTTCCTGTTGCATATATCACCCGTAGAAAATGGTAATGGAGGCAGTGTTGGTCACTGTACCATACAAACCGTTCTCTGCAAGTATGCCTTGGTCAGGGATTAGGACATACACCGCGTCTGCATTTGCAGCAGCAGGCGTGTTCAACGTCAGCAACGTGTTGCCACCCTGCCCGTCCGTTATAACCACTGAACCAGCGGTCGCACCGTTGGTGTAATAAATACCCTTGATACGCGTACGGAACGCCATGTTAGCATCGGACTGAGTCTTGAACACACCGGTAGCCGTAAGAGGCTTGGTGGATTTGACGTCTGTTTGCATTGCCATCGGATTTCTCCTTCTTAGAGGTTACCGATTAAGCAGCGGTCGTGAGCGCCGTCCACGTGGTCGAACCGTTCGTGTTGATGTACGCACGGTCACCAGTGCCTGAACCATCGCTACGCAGGTAGAGCGAACCCTTAGCTGCTGCAACAGTCGGAGCGCCTGAACCAACATAGATACCCATACCAGCAGCGACGTTAGTTGCGATGAATGCAGAAGCACCACCAGCGACAAGGCCCGAAGCGCTGTCAGCAGTGATGTTGCCGGTTGCGGTAAGCGTAGTTACCGAAGTGGCTGCGCCGAATGTACCGGTTACGGTTACAGCGCCGGTTGTGGCGTTGATTGAAATTGTTTGGAAGCCGTTCTCAGAACGAACTGGACCGTTAAATGTAGTATTAGCCATGACTTTCTCCTGTGTAGTAGCACTCGTACGTACCGTCTCTACTAAGTCCGCTGGGCCGGTCGGTACGAATATTGTTCCCTAGTAGCGTAGATATAGCACAAATAAAAAAGAAGGGAAGAGATTTCTCTCCTCCCTTCCCCCCGTTCCCTTGAGCTACGCTCTCGGGGAAACTATTAGGCTGCGCCTTCGCTGCCGTACATACCCAGAGGGTCTGACCAGCCGAACGAATAACGCTCACGAGCCTTGTAACGTACGTTACCGGTGTCGAAGTCACCGTCCATGCCCGTCGCCATTGGCGTACGAACAAAGTGCTTCAGACCGTTTGGCACGTCGGTGGTCAAGAACCACGCATCAGTGTCGGTCAAGAAGTGGTTTACGGCGTAACCTTCTGGGATAGAGCCGTTCGACTTGATTGCGTTGATGTCGTTGTCTGCAGTCGAAACGCGAAGTTCGGTTTCGAGCAAGCGAGTAGCAACAAACATCAGGCTTGGCGGTACGATGAGCTTACGCGGTTTAGCCGCGATGAGCAGGCCACGTTCATCCGTCCACGCTGCAATCTGAATTACAGCCGCTTCAAGCGACGTTTCGTTCAAATCAGCAGGAGTGCTTGGGATGTTCGAGTTCGTGCCACCAGAAACCAATGGGTGCGAAGCCGAGAACAATGGTTGACCGTCACCGCCAGTGTAGTCGGTGTCGAAGCCGTTGTTCAAGACTGCAGCAGCCTTAGTTTGCTTGGTGTACGACATGGCGCGAGCCAATGCCTTTGTGTAACGCGACGACAGCGAGTCGTACAAGTTATCTTCAATCGCTTCTTCCGTGAGCGAGAACCCGAGGGCAATCGTTTCGTGGTTGTAGCGAGCAGTGAAGACTTCCTGACCGTTGTCGTATGCGATGGCCGAACCTTCGTTCTTGACTGGAGCAGCCGAGAAACCAGAAAGCTTCGTTTCTTCTTCGAACGAACGTTCGGAAGTTTCCGTTTCGTAGATTTCTTTGTGCTCTTCGCCGTAACGTGCATACTCGAGGCCGAACAAAGCGTTCAGTCCGGGCAACAGTTCTTTAAGAAGTTGTGCGCGTGAAATTGCCATTATTCAGTCTCCTTATGCCAGACCGGTTGGGTTGAGGTACTGATGAGTGCCTTGGTTCCACTTGACGATAACTTCGGTGTAAGAACCGGGGTTACCTGCAATAGCGGTTTCAGGAACAACATCCACAACGCGGATTGGCCACGTCGAAGTGGTACCTTCGGTCGAGTCTACACCCACCTTAGAGTTACCGGTCGAGGTCGAGCCTACGTTGTTAGCACCGTTAGCGAGCTTCACGTTCGAGCCGACAGCGGCTTGAGTGAGGTAGCTGATGGTGTTTGAGTTGGTACCAGCGCATACAGCGACCTTGAACAACGCATCAGGGTCTTCCTGAACGTATGCTGTGACGTCACTGATATTCGTGGTGCCGGGGTAGTACTGACGGAATGTCAGACCAAAGGTTGGGTCCGTATAGGTACAACCAAGGAAAACACCGACTGGGGTTGCAGAGTCCGTACCAGTGTCCTTGCCAACTGTACCGCCTGCGAGCAACTTAACGACGTCACCATAGAAAATGGCAGTCGAAGAGTTGGTTGCGATTGGAAGTTGACGAGTAGCACCAGCAAAAACCTGTCCGCCAATCAGATTGATTGGGATTAGCCCGTAAGGGCTGGTAACAGAAGGGTATGCCATATTATAGCTCCTTTAGCTATTTGCCTTTGCCAAATGACGTCGTAGACCGTTTTTCCCTGAAGAGAGGCATACGAGCGTCGTTCTCACGCATGAAGTTATTGTCCACTGACTCCATTTGAGACTGGTTTTTGTTAGCGAAGTATTCCTTACGCTGACGCATCAGTTCTTCTGGTGCCTTGCACAACAACAGTCCTGCGACTTCGATGTTGTTTTTGAAACGGCTATCTGGGTCCACCAACATTTGAAACTGAGGTTGCTCCTCGATGGCCACTGGCTCCCAACCTTCCCGTAGTTTGGACGAGACGTTGCTAGCATCATTCTTACCCATCGACGATACACGTATCCAACGATACGCATACCCAGCTTGCTTGTCCGGTTCTGGCAGGGTCGATGCCGGTTGCCATACTTTTGGACGTTCTGCTTCTACACGAGTTTCACGAGGGGCACGGGTCGAACCCGCTTTACCTTCTAAGGCGTTCTCCATCTTCATAAGTTCACGGGCATACTGCTCAGGGGTTAGACCCAGTTTACGAGCAATTACCAGTTGGGACTGTTTCAACACAATCTTTTTGGGGGACCGTGTACGTGAGGCTGGAGCAACGACCGATGACGCTTTTTGTTCGCGTGCAGCTGGCTTGGTGTCGCCATTATCCATTTCATCTCCGAAGTAATCGGAGAAGCGACGGCGCATAGTTTTGTCTACAACGCCCCAATATTCGTCGGTACCTGCAAATTGCGGGCCACGTTCATTTATGAGCCTCTGATGAAGCCCAAGAGCAGCTGCGGTCATTTCCGGGTCTGTACCATACCACGTATTGCGCTCTTGCCACGCCATAGTTTTCTGGTCAGGCTGCGGAACTTGCACCTGCTGTTGAGGTATTTCTACCTCGTTATCTTCCTCTTGTAAAGTAGGACGATAATTATTTATTTGCTGCATGCGGTAATTAGCCGCTGCAAGCTTCTCCTGAGCGTCTGCTAGACGGTCTGCATCCCCAGACTCGTACGCTTCTTTGAACTCACGTTTAGCTGCTGCAGCTTCATATTCCGCAGTTTGCTTATAGCTACCAAGCAAGGACTGTTCGCCCTGAGCTATAGTGCTTTTTAGCTTACGGTTTTCTTCAAGAACACGCTGCGCAACAGACAAAGCCTCTGTCTTTTCACGCATTTCGCGTTCTTTTTCACGACGCTCGTCATGCCAGACTTTCTTCATCTGCTTCAGACGGGTCTTAACTTTATCCGAGTACTCTTCGAGTTCGTCGGCTTCTAGCTCTTCGACAAGTTCCTTCGGCATAGGCTCACGCCCACGGTCTGCCTCTGGGGTATCGTCTTCAATTTCAATTTCCGGCTTGTCAGCCTCAGAAACGGGGGTTTCGTCTTCGACTTCGTAGGAAAAATCCTCGAAGTCATCATTCTGCATACTCATATCATTCTCCTTTGTACGGGTTACGCCCGTTAAGCGCGGGAAATGCCCCGGGGGTCTTCAACAACACCTTCGACACTATCGTCATTGATGATGCGGAACTCACGACCGTGAATTTTTACACGGCTACCTGCCATTGGGCGGGTCAGAATGAAGTCACCTTCTTGGCACCATGGGCCAGACGGGAAGCGTTTCTCGTCCTTGTAGCAATCAGGGCCGAGTTTCAGCACCATCAGTACTGGTGTAGTGAGTTCTTCATACTGCTTCGTAGAGTCGGCCTTGAAAATGCCGCCAGCGGTCTTCTCTTCGACTTCTGGAAGTGCACACAGAATGCGGTATCCAGACGGGTCAGGAAGCTGCTTTGCACGGTCTTCAACCGGAACTTCGGGTTCTTTGTCCTTTGCCACAATGGGTTTGCCATTTAGGCCCACTAACGAGGGGGTGGTGACCCCAACAATATCAGTCATAGTCTTGTTCCATATTTTGTGCGGCTTCAGCAATGAAACCGTTTGTAATCATAAGCCCCCGGATAATCCCGCAGGCATATTTATAGTCCCCGTGGTCCTTTGCAGTTCCACGGGCGAGGTCGCCGCTAAGCACGTCAATCTCGTCTTGTATCTTTTTTGACAGGTACGTCAGTAACTCATGGGTCATTCATTCTCCTTAGGCGTTGCTTGGTTAGGAACGGGTTGTTCACGTTGAAAGGCTTCACGGGATACTTCGATACCCATGCGGAGTCCTTCCGCTTCCTGCTTAGCTTCCAGTTGTTGTTTGGAAGTGGCAAGTTTTGCGCCGACATTTAGGCCAGCTATTTCTTCCTGAGACTCTATGCGCATCTGCTCGAGTTCTAGGCGGTCGTTCTTTTCAGCTGCATCAATCTGCAGTTTCTGACGTTTAAGCTCGAGTTCGCCCTTCTTAATCTCCAGTTCTTGCATCTGCATTTGGACGATTGGGTCCTGCTGCATCTGTTGGTTCTGCTGCTGTTGAGCTTCGGCTTGGTTCTTCTGAAGCAGTTGTTGTCCTGCTGCAGCTGCCAGACGGGAGATAGCCAGCTCGGTGTTCTCATCCATCTCAGCGTTAGGTGGTGGTAGTGGTACACCAGCCTGTTCTTCGATTTGTTTGCGATATGCGAACGCAAGGTGTTCCGCGATGTGTGCCTGCATAGCAGCCTGCATCGACTGCGCGTTGGGGTTCTGACCCATAAGCTGCGCAACCTTGGGGTCTTGCATAGCCGCCATATGCACTGCGATGTGCGCTTCGTGGTCTTGGTAGAGGAACGCCTTGACTGGCTTACCGTTGATGACGTCCATGTTCTCAGACACAGGGTCACGTGGCTTCATGTCGTCACCGTCTTTGAGCGGTACGAGCTTGTTAGCGTTCTT